AGGAGTCCGTCTCGTGGGCTCGGAGATGTGTATAAGAGACAGATTCATTAATCAGACTCAGCCTAATGTTCATATCAATAGCTGTAAATGCTACATTATTGTTAATCCTTTGACGGGAAAACACCGCCTTGGAATTAGTAATCCAAATCGTAGCGCATCGGATATGGCAGAAGATGTTGAGGCATGCTTTAAAATTTCTAAATCTCCGGCTGAACATCATATTTTAATTAACGGTCTTTCTCAAGACGATATTGTAGAGGTTATTAAAACTTTATGCAATTAAGTAATACGACAGCAGGTTTGCTATTAATTGTAATAGCATTGGGCGGAACATCTATTATTTTAAAAAATAAGGTAGAAAGATTAGAAACGTCTGTTGTAGAAATTACAAAAACGGCCAATGAAAACGCTTTAGCATTAAATAATTTGCGAATTCAGTATAATTATATTGATGCGATGAATACTAAAAATCGTGAGGCAATTGCTGCTATTGAGCGTGAAAATGAAAAGCTGCGCAAAGACGCAAAGAAGGCGGATGTGGTGGCTCATAAGCCAGGATTGGTTGAAAAACAAATCAACAACTCCTTCAACAAGTTCGCAGAAGACATCCAGGACCTTTCTAAATGATTAAACTATCAGCAGTAATATTATCCATTGGTCTTCTAGCTGGTTGTTCGACAAAGCCTCTAGAAGTAAAGAAAGAAACAGTTCATCCTAATTGGCCTGTACAAATAAAGTCATATGACGAAGCTAAATTATCTTGGCAAGTTAAAGTTATCGATGGTAAAGCTTGGGTCGGTATGCCATTTGAAGATTCTCAGGAATTTCGTATTTGGCTTAATGATGTAAAACGATATGTACATGATCAGAAAACTATGATATGTTATTATCGTCAAGAGCTAAAAGAGGATAAATGTAAATGATTTCATGTCATCAATTTGAACATCTCAAAGGATTGATTTATGAATCCGAGATGGCTGCAATGATTTATGGACGTCAGATTCAGCGGTTAGAATCTTTACCTCCAACTAATGATGTTTTATTAGCTCAATCACGTGCTAATCTTAAAAATGAATACCAAAATAAGTGGGGTAAAGCATCTAAAGACCTGCATGATTATATTCAATCATTAGTTGAGAAAAATAAATGAAAACTCTGCTAGAGCGTTATATTGAATGCTCAGACCGTTACATTGATGCATGCTGTGAAAATGTATCAAGCATTAGCGAAGACATTGAACATGCTAAAGCTTTAGATGATGCGGGTAAAGCCCTGCGAAAAGAAGCGAAAGCTCGTGGGCTTGATATGTATCAGCTTAAAAATCACATGATAAAATTTATTTCATCCAATGTTCAGAGTAAATCAGCGAATCAATCAACAGCTGAATTGTACAAAGGACGGCGTGAGCATAATATTCGTATTCTTGAAGTTTTCTTAGGAATTAAATGATGAAAAAGATTATTTTGACTATTGGCTGTCCTGGTTCTGGTAAGAGTACTTGGGCTCGTGAATTTATTGCTAAAAATCCTGGATTTTATAATATCAATCGTGATGACTATCGCCAATCTATTATGGCGCATGAAGAACGCGACGAGTATAAGTATACCAAAAAGAAAGAAGGCATCGTAACTTACATGCAGCATGATGTTGCTAACATGATTCTATGCCAAGACGTAACGAAGGGTGTAATTGTTTCAGATACTAATCTAAATCCTGAACGACGTAAGGTCTGGGAAGAGTTTGCCAAAGAGCTTGGGCATCAAATTGAATATAAAGTGTTTGATGTTCCTTGGACAGAATTAGTTAAACGTAACGAAAAGCGTGGAACTAAAGCAGTACCAATTGATGTTTTACGCTCAATGTATAAAAGAATGCGAGAGTATCTCGGTCTTCCGGTATACAAAGGGACTCCTGGTAAACCAAAAGCAGTTATTTTTGATGTTGACGGTACTCTAGCTAAAATGGTAAACCGTAGTCCGTACGACCTTGATAAGTGTGATACTGATGTCATCAACCCAATGGTAGTTGAACTGTCTAAGATGTATGCCCATATGGGTTATCAGATTATCGTAGTAAGTGGTCGTGAATGTGGTACTAAAGAAGACCCAACGAAATATTATCGTATGACCCGTAAATGGGTTGAGGATGTTGCTGAAGTTCCATTAGTTATGCAATGTCAACGCGAACAAGGTGATACCCGTAAAGATGATGTAGTTAAAGAAGAAATTTTTTGGAAATACATTGCACCACATTTTGATGTGAAATTAGCTATTGATGACCGAACTCAAGTAGTAGAAATGTGGCGACGCATCGGTGTTGAATGCTGGCAAGTCGCCTCGGGAGATTTTTAATGGCTTTGCACCATGAAACTTGGGCTATTGTTATTGTAAATAGCGGTTTAGTTGGTACTAGTAATGGGCAATTTTGTGTATTTACTAGTGAAAATAGAGCATGGGAGGAATGTCTTAAATTAAGAGAAAAGAATCCTGATGTTGAACTAGTAGTAAAGAAAACTAAACTGCCTTTACCATGGAAAACTTATGAATAACCTAGAAAAGATTTATCATCTTTGTGATAAAATTGAAAAAGAAAAGAAATATCTATTTTGTTTATGGCCTATTGTTGATGGAAGAGTAGGCTTAGATGTTCTTGATTATGAAACAGAAGACAGAGTAGATGGTTCAACTTTTGATAACGCTTTGGATGTTATTGATTGGCTTGAAGAAAATTATGTGAGGTAAATATGTTTCCGACTTACTCTAAAATCGTAGAAGTAGTGTTTAGCCAAATTATCGCTAATAATATGTTTGAAAAACTTGATAACGCAGCTGAGCTTCGAATTCATGCTCAAGTGACTCATGTATTGAATACTTTGCTTCCAGATCAGGTGGATTCTATTGCCATTACGTTGTATCCAGGTTCCGCGCATATCATTGTTGTATTCGGTCTTGATGCTGAGCTAGTTATCAAAGGCGATATTCGTTTTGAATCGCAGACAGCAGAATTCAAAGCAATTTAATAGTTTACTTTACGGTAGAGTTGTGATATTATAGCTCTACCAAAACAAACGAGGAAATTGAAATGAGCGAATGGTTTGAAGAAGATAAGGTTTATCGCTTTAAAGCTGGATATAAAGATATTTTTAATGAAACTTGCGGGGCTAATAAACGAATTGCTCAGTTTATTGGAGAAAATTCATTTAAAGTAAAAATAGATCCTGCGAAAAATGTTATTAGCATTAAACGCGAAATTGATGATTGTTGGTATAAAGCTGTTGATGTAATGGGTGAATCCTATAAAGTTAGCCCGTTATTTTCAATTGCTTATATGTTAGAATATTCTTTTTTCGAAGAAGTTTGAAAAGATGATTCTGTAAGTAAATTTGAAATTAAAACTGATAAAGAAATTAAGTGGAAAGTAGTAGGTATTACTGGTTGTATGTTCTATATCTATGCTCAAACTGATACGAAGGAAGAAGCTAAAAAGAAAGCTCTAGAATATCTTGAAGAGTATGAAGAAGGTCCGGTAATGATTACCCAAGATGCTGAATTAGTTTCTGTCAAATTAGTTAAAAATGTTGAAAGTAAGGAGCTGGGATCAACATGCTGCTAAGTGAAAAACCAATTACTGTTAAAGAATTCCAAGAAAAAGTTAAACTATTTGCCCAGGAATTAGTAAATAAGGTTTCTGAACGATTTCCTGAAACATCGGTTCGTGTTATTACCGAAACTCCTCGTTCAGTATTAGTAATTGTGAATCCAGGTGATGGCGATCAAATATCGCATCTTAAACTGGATTTTGATGGATTAGTTGAAGCACAAAGGGTGTATGGCGTACTATGATGAATTTAACTGATATAATTGATAATTGTCTTGAAAATGATACTGGCGATCATAGAGCGCTTGATTCTGAAACAGCACAGTTCATTAGAATAACTTTAATGAATGATACTCTGGTGAATAGTATTCATCCTTCTGTGTATGATGCTATTATTGTGACGAAGTATCCAGTTGAGCTTCACAAAAAGATGGTTGGCGCAGTTTTTATTGATAAGAAAAACCGCTTTAAAGACGGGCAGAATATAATTAGTTCTGTTATTAAAAGTATAACTAAACTTCGTCACGAAATTTATCGTGTTGAAACTGCTAAATCTGCTTATCTGGTGATTATGAAATGAAAGCGAGTACAGTACTTCAAATTGCATATTTAGTATCACAAGAATCCAAATGTTGCTCCTGGAAGGTAGGAGCAGTAATTGAAAAGAATGGACGTATTATTTCTACTGGATATAACGGTTCGCCTGCAGGCGGTGTGAATTGCTGTGATTATGCTGCCGAGCAAGGTTGGTTGCTGAATAAGCCTAAACATACTATCATTCAAGGTCATAAGCCTGAATGTGTATCATTTGGTTCAACTGATCGTTTTGTCTTGGCGAAAGAACACCGTAGCGCTCACTCTGAATGGTCGTCTAAAAATGAAATTCATGCTGAACTAAATGCAATTTTGTTTGCTGCACGAAATGGTTCTTCTATTGAAGGTGCTACTATGTATGTAACACTTTCTCCTTGTCCAGATTGCGCAAAAGCGATAGCTCAATCTGGTATTAAAAAGTTGGTTTATTGTGAAACATACGATAAAAATAAACCTGGCTGGGATGATATTCTGCGAAATGCGGGTATTGAAGTGTTTAATGTTCCTAAGAAAAACTTGAATAAGTTAAACTGGGAAAATATCAACGAATTCTGTGGTGAATAATGAAATTTCGTTTGGTACAACTCACAGCAATTAGTTCTTATTCCAACGAGAATATTTCATTTGCTGTAGAGTATAAGAAGTATTTTTTCTCTAAATGGAAGCAGTATTATAAGTCAAACTGGGTTTGTATTGATAGTCCGTATAGTTGGAAATCTGATTTAGAAAAATGCCAAAAATTGCTTTCCACTCTTAAAGAACGTGGAACAACTCATATTAAAACTGTAATAGGTAAATAAATGAAACTGACAACTGAGCAGAAAGTAGCAATTCGTGAAATTTTGAAAACTAAACTGTCCATGGGTGTTTCAAACGTAGTTTTTGAAAAGTCTGATGGTACTATTCGTACTATGGAAGGTACTCGTGATGCAGATTTTATGCCAACCATGCAAACTGGTAAATTGACTGAATCTACTCGGAAAGAATCTACGGATATGATTCCAGTATTTGATGTTGAACTTGGTGCATGGCGAGGTTTTTCTATTGACAAATTGATTTCTGTTAATGGTATGAAAGTTGAGCATTTGCTTCAATTTATTGGTAAATAAATGCTTTAAGAATTATTTGTTATTATTAATTCATCTGTTAACAAAAAGGAAAAACGATGTCTGAAGTACAACAGCTACCAATTCGTGCTGTCGGTGAATATGTTATTTTAGTTTCTGAACCTGCACAAGCCGGTGATGAAGAAGTTACAGAATCAGGACTTATTATCGGTAAACGTGTTCAAGGTGAAGTTCCTGAACTGTGTGTAGTTCACTCTGTCGGTCCTGATGTTCCTGAAGGTTTCTGCGAAGTTGGTGATTTGACTTCTCTTCCAGTTGGTCAAATTCGAAATGTTCCGCATCCTTTTGTAGCTCTGGGTCTTAAGCAGCCAAAAGAAATTAAACAAAAATTCGTTACTTGTCACTATAAAGCTATTCCATGTCTTTATAAGTGATATAAATAATAATATGAATTGGGTGTCGGAATAATAAGTTAACCGAACAATTCTATGTGGTAGTCTACAACTGAGAGATCTGTCGAAAGAAGATGAAATTCAGAAGAACGTGACTACCGAGTTTTAATCTCTAACGAGAATTTTTAAATGATTAAACAATTACAACACGCTCTTGAACTGCAACGAAACGCATGGAATAATGGTCACGAAAACTATGGTGCATCTATTGATGTTGAAGCCGAAGCTCTTGAAATCCTGCGTTATTTCAAACATCTGAATCCTGCTCAAACTGCATTAGCTGCTGAGCTTCAGGAAAAAGATGAACTTAAATATGCTAAGCCTTTGGCTTCTGCTGCACGAAAAGCAGTTCGTCACTTTGTGGTAACATTGAAGTAATTTATTGGAGATTCACTGCATTAGCGTGAGCTAAAATCGAGGAGCCGTCGAACTGTCTGATTAATGATTTGCGAATCATTATAGTTTTAAGACCCCGGCAGTTTTACGGTGTACCTCTTGAATGTATTTTATACTATCACGCGTCAGAAAAAGGTTATCTGTCTAAGTCGTGGTTGGTATGATGACGAGGTTTATGGTTATCCTGTCGTTAAATATCCAAAACCTATGTTCCCCTTGAGGGCTTGCGCAGGCAATGTCAATAAGTCCTGCATTTTCATTTAAAAGAGAATTTATAATGGCAAAACAAGTTAAAGCAAAGAAAGCAGTTGAAAAGAAAGTTGGTGATTCTAAACGCGCTGGCTACAAGCGTGGGTCGAACTCTCGTATCAATCAAACTGTTGAGAAGATCATGCGTCGAGCACGTGCGGTTCTTCGAGATGATGCTTCTCGTTTTGGTAAGCAGAAAGCATAAGTTGAGGACTCCTTCGGGAGTCCTTTTTTATTTTCCAAAGATTGCATAAAGTTGTTTACAGTATGGTTCCTTTGTGATAGTATTATCTTACACAAACAAAGGAGAATAAAATGAAAACGATTAATCTGAACGCTGCAGTTAAAACTAAATGCTTCACTGGTAAATATGATGAAACTATGTGGTTCTTAATGGCAGTTGAAGGTGATATTATTGAAGTAGAAACAACAGAAGGTATGGGAACAGATTTCACCTTTACAATTCAAGTTCATAATTTCTTTACTGGTTGGATTTATGAATTGAATACAGTAATCGTTGGAAAAATTGAACAAAATGAATTAGGTGAATGGTATTATGTTACAGCTCGCCAACGTGCCGAACGCTTAATTGAGAAGATGAAAAAAGTTGGTAAACTTGATATGAAGCATTGGAAAGTAGTAAAATAATTGTTTACTTTGGTACAGGATATGATATTATATACCTGTACCGCAATTAAACATCTCGGAGAATAAAAATGAACTACATCAACTTTGAACGTAAATATGTTTCTAATGGTATTGCAGGTTCTATTGATACTATCTGCCTTTGGAAACATCAAAATGGATCAGTATGCGAAATTGAACAGTATATGACTCCTAACTACGTTTATATGCGATTTGAAAATGGCATCACGGTTTCAATCACAATGGAAGGCTCCAACTTCAAAATCGCTTTGGATGATGATTTTCGTCAACGTGATTTAGGGACTCATCCTTGCTGGAATGGCGTTAATCGTAAGCTTCTGGTTAAAACTTGGATTCGTCATATTCTGAGTAACAGAGCTAAACCTGAGCATCTTGAAGCAATCTTTGATGTAGTTCTTAACGAATTTGATATTTAAAATAAAACAGGGGCTTCGGCCCCTTACTGAGGAAAATACTATGTTTATGACTACTTATTTTGATACCCGCAAAAATTTCTGTGAAGTTGTTTTCTCTAAGGCGCCTAAAGACCTTCCTGCTCATTTGCAACCTACCAGTGAATCGATTAAAAATTATGTTGATGTGGTTTGTCCTTTAGAATTCCGTACAGTAAATGGGCGTGATACTTTAGCTATCGCTAAACTTAATCGTGAAATTGACATTGACCCTTCAATTGCGCGTGAAATTAATATTTCTGATATTGGCGGCGGTAATGTTAAATCACACGGCTTTCAGATGAGGTTCTGATGAAATTCTTTTTAGGTCAAACTGTTGAATTAAAGGGAGTTGGTATACCTGGATTAATTTCTAAGGTTCTACCTCCATTTAAATGGAGTGGTGTTCAAATAAAAGAGGCTTATATTGTTTCCTGGGTAGATGGAAATGAAGACCTTCGTATGGGTGATGAATTATCTCCTATTTACGGATTAAAGGAATTAGTATGAATATAATTAATAAGATTTTTGGAATTCAGTACATTAAGGTCACATATAAAGTAACAGATAAAAATCCATATACTGATGAACATGAAGAACCGCAAGTTAAGTCTATTATATTAGAAAAAGGCAGTGACTGGCCAGTTGAATTTCGTCTACCAAACTATGGTCATTGGGCTGATGTTGAAATTATAAGCATTGAAAATGTCTGAGTTAGAGATTAGAAGTAATTTTAGGTGGCCATCATGTGCATTAAGTAATTTCGCCTATTGGCCTTTCGTTATGGATGGCATTCAATTTGGAGGTCTCGAAGGATTCCTCCAAGGATGTAAGGTGAAAAATGTTGAACAACAAAGACGTATATTTGGGTTATCCGGGCTTGCCGCCCAACAAGCTGGAAGGTCTTATACTAGAGCTCAGGAC